GGAGTTAGTGTAATGCCTGTGGCTACGTTTGGTAATAGACCCGAAGGGATTAGAGTTGAACAACTTGATATTAAATCAGGTGAGTTTAACGGGTCTTGGATTAAGGGTGGCCCTTTACAGCAGTTTAGTTCAACAGGAATACTAGACAAAGCATCTGCTACGGTACTAACAGTGCTGGATGATTGCATTGTTGTTGATAAAGTAAAAACAAATCAACTGTTAGGTGATTTAATAATATCGGGTAATGCTGATTTTGGTGGAAACGTTTATGTAAAAGGCACACTTGAAGTAGACAGTCTAGTAACAAAAGAACTAATTGCTGACGAAAAAACAGAACGTCAATTCATAGAATTTACACATAAAAACAAACGCAAAACAAATGTAGGTACTGGCTTTTTATGGAGTGGTGGCAAATACAGCAAACAGTTTATCTATAAAAATAATCCTGATAGATTTTGGTCAACAGAGCCTATCGACGTACACAAAGATAAAACCTATATGATAGACGGCAATGATGTATTGTCGTTTGACACGCTGGGCGGCACAGTTAAAAAGAGCAGTTTACAAGAAGTAGGAACACTACGCAATCTAAATGTAGCAGGAAGATTTAGTGTTGCTGAAACACTGTTCTTTGATCCTAATCTAGATAGACTGGGCATTGGTACAGATAAACCTGCGGGTGATTTAGCAGTCTACAACTTTGCTAATGACACCAATGTTATTATTGATGCTGAAGATGGTGATGCTAAAATAGGCACATACAACAATAAAAATTTACGCATTATCACGGACGATCAAGCACGTATTAAAGTATCATTTAAAGGTGATGTCACGGTAGGACAAGAAGGTAACACTAGTAACACACACAGGGTTTATGGTAAACTAGGCATTGGAGTCAAAAATCCTACAGAAGATTTAGAAGTAGCAGGTAACATACGTTTTCAAAATCGTTTGTTTATGGTAGGTGAAAAACCACCCACTAGTGGACACTGGAACAAGGGCGATATCGTATGGAATGAAAATCCTAAAAACACAGCACCGGTTGGTTGGATATGCACAGCAAGTGGTACACCCGGTAATTGGTCACCGTGGGGATTTATAGGAAATAATACCACAACATAATTAGATCTATCTCATATAATAAATATTAGTATGGGCAAGGTCAAAAACATAATTTTTCTCAACAAGAAAGAAATACCGGATAAAATAAAACGGGAAGTGCGATGGTGGGATCTGTATGCTAAAGTTTCCCCAATCGCCTACTTATTAGTAGGTTTTTTGTTGTGGCATAATCAAATATTAAACTGGCACGTGATAGCAGGAATCGGTGCTGGAGCATTCGCTTTGACCGCAGTTACTTGGTGGTTCTGGACAGTTCATACTATTGGCGAAATTGCTGATCGTACACACAAAGCGGAATCAAATGTTCAAGAAGTTCTACACGATATTAGACAAATTAAAGAAATAGTCAAGGAAATCCGCAACAGTTAAATACACGTATGAAATACGTAACTGTTATAGGAAACGGTGAAAGCCGAAAGTCTTTTGACTTATATCAACTTGAATGGCTAGGAACAACTGTTGGTACAAATGCGGTACACAGAGATTTTCATCCGGATCATTTAGTGTGCTGTGATAGACGCATGGTGCAAGAAGCAGTTAATAATTCATACGAAAACCCTGTATACACAAGAAGCGATTGGTATAAGCAGTTTAGTTTCTGGCGTAACGTAATATGCTTACCGCAGTTACCATACGAAGGAAATAAACGTCAAGATGATCCCTGGCATTGGGGTAGCGGTGGACACGCACTAAATTTGGCTTGTACAATGAAGCCAGAGTTTGTTGTAATGCTTGGATTTGATTTGTATGCATCAAATAATAATCTTTTTAATAACGTGTATAAAAGCACAGAAAATTACAATGATGCAAGCAAGCCGCCAACAGATCCTTCCTACTGGATATATCAAACTGCTAAAATATTTGAATGCTATCCTGATATAAAATTTATACAAGTTCAACCCGATGATTGGAATCCTCCCGAAGAATGGGAAAAATACGATAACTTCTACATCGATGACTATGCCGCTTTGCAATCCCTCATAGATAAGAATAAGTAAATAACGTTGATGTTTAAACGCAAAGAACTAAAATACCTCTCCAGCAGAATATGGCAAACAATAAGTTTGTTGGCTAGATCCTATAAAATTTTTACAGGAAAGTATATATGGCGTTCACACGAATTAAAATTTTCCGATCAATTTAAAGAACTTACACCATTATTAATTAAAGAATTTTTAACAGCACACCCTGATTTTACAGGACTTAAGGCAGAAACAGTAGACAATCCTAACGGTGATGTTCATCTAGCAGTAGGTGGTGATAAATGGAAGGTAGTAGCCTTTAGGTATATTCACAAGTGGATGCTTGAACCAGAATTTGAAAAAAATTATCCTACAGCAATTCAGATGATAAAAATGTTAGAAGAATATTGTCCTATTGCTGAATATAGCATATTAGAACCGGGTGGTGAAATTACAGTTCACAACGGTATTGAAAATCGATACAGTGAATATTTAAGATATCATATTCCTTTAATTATTCCTGAAGGAGATTATGATAAATTAGGTTTTGAGTGCATGGGTGAACTTATAGACTGGAGCGATGTTTGGGCATTTGATAATCAAGGTATGCACACCGCATGGAATAAAACAGACAAGCATAGATTAATTTTTATTATTGATATTCATAGAAGTATTGCCGGAGCGCCGCCTAGTAATATTCCTCATATTAAAGATAAAGATATAGAAGCAAAAATATACTTACTTGTAAGGAACATTAGATGGTGGTGGTATAATATTACAGGAAAAAATAAAAATGCTTAAAAAATTAAAACAAAAAATTATAGATTATGCTATGTCTGAAAAATATATCTATAGAACACAGGATATACCTTTCCTAAAACACATGGATGAAATCAAAGACGCATTGCTTAAAGATTACATTGCTAATCATCCTGAACACACAAATATATTTGCTAATCTAGATGGTCAAGAATATGGCTACAAATTACATAATGGTAACTGGAAAACAAAAGGTTTAAAATATCAACATGAATGGTTAGAACCAACACAGAAATTAAAAGACAATTATCCTACTGCTTGGCAATTAATGGAAACATTTGGTCATGATTGTCCTATTGCTATGTACAGTTATATTAAAGCAAACAGCAAAATAAGATTGCATTTTGGATCAGATGTAAACTTAGACTCTAAATACTTAAGATTTCATATTCCATTGGTTGTTCCAACTAATGATACAAAAAAATTAGGAATGGAAATAATGGGTGAAGAAATCAACTGGGAAAAGTCATTTGGTTTTGATAATCAAGGATGGCATCATGTTTGGAATAACACAGATCAAGATAGAGTAATATTTCTTATCGATGTTCACAGAGTTGCTTGCGGAATTAAGCCAACCAAAAACAAAAAATGGACATACTTTTTAAAATTAGAAGCAGTTAGAAAAATGCTTTGCAGATTGGTAAGAAAGTACCAATTTTCTAAAAATAATTCTTGACTTACGTGCTAAATCTGTTATAATAAAAGCATGGAACAGTTTAAAAATATATTATTAGGCTTTTTGATTGCGTTAGTATTATGTTTATCATACCAATTGCACACACATCAAAGCCGAGATCATTATAACGAAGATTACATACAAGACGAAACAGATCGTCGATCTGAACGCAGTGATGAAATGTTTGATAGATTTCTCGATCTAATAATAGAACTTAAAAAACTGGAGAATGATAAACAAATATAAAGGTCTTGGCGTCAACCCTTCTAATTCTGCCGCCCATAAAAATAGTATAGTAGGAGAAACTTATGGGTAAACATTATAGTACAAAACATTACGGACACAACATTGGCTTATCAGCGGTGTTCCGTCAACCTAACGCAGATCATTCACACTGCCATTTATTGCACGGATACAGTCTAGCATTTACATTCACATTTGGTTGTGATGAACTAGACAATAAAAACTGGGCAGTGGACTTTGGTGGACTTAAACCTTTGAAGGCTTGGTTGGAAGACAGTTTCGATCACAAACTTTGTTTAGATAAAGCAGATCCACACGTAGCCAAGTTCCAAGAACTTGAGAATCTTGGACTTGCAGAAATTAGATATTTCGATGGTGTTGGTGCGGAGAAGTTTGCGGAACACGCATTTCACTTTGCGGATCAATTAATACGAAAGGCAACGGACAATCGTTGTTATTGTGTCAAGGTAGAGTGTGCCGAACACGGTGCTAACTCAGCAATCTACGAAGGATAACAAATGAAATACAGTGCTTGGGATATTGGCGGAAACATCGTTAAGGAAGACGACCGCTATATTGTAAAGGATAATACTCAACTTAAAAATTTGGTTGTTAGTTGCACAGATTTACAACCTTATAAGAGTACTACAGGACACAAGCACCAAGGCCAAGAAGAAGTTTATATCTTTGTAAAAGGTGCTGGAACAATCTTCTTAGATGATGTTCCCCATTATGTGCAGGAAGGCGATACTGTATTGATCGAGGACGGAGTTCATCATAGGGTAACTACTGGTCCACAGGGTTTATATTTTATATGCGTCTTTGACGGAAGGAGAACTATATGACCTGCGTAATATGTAAAAAGAAATTTGATCCAAGTTGCGGTTGGGGTCCTTGCAAACTTGCCAATCAATATAAACAGGAAAAGAAATGAAATCATTTATAGTATATGTGTGGATGATTGTAGCCTACAGTGGCAATCCCATTATGGTGGGTGAATTTGAAAATTGTGATCAAGGCATTGCCGCGGCAAATAACTTCTATCCAGGATATGTTGCCCTGCACTGCATCACCCCAGACCTAACACCTCCAGGAGGAGTTTCTCTGTGAGAATTATAGCAGGTCCATGCCAGCACGAAACACTAGAACAAAGCATAGAGATTGCAGAAGTCTGTGCAAGAGCCTGTGGCAAACACGGGATTGATTATTATTTCAAAGCCAGTTACGATAAAGCAAATAGAACAAGCATTAATAGTAAACGAGGGTTAGGATTAGCAAAAACACTAGAAGACTTTGCTAAAATGAAAAGAGAAATTCCTGGACTTAAAATTCTTACAGATGTTCATACCTCAAATCAAGTTAATGCAATTCAAGGATATGATGATTTAATCGATGTGTTACAAATTCCAGCGTTCTTGTGTAGGCAAACTGATCTTATCAGAGCCGCTGTAGAAACAGGAAAAATTGTAAACATCAAGAAAGGACAATTTCTTGCTCCTTGGGACGTCAAAGGTATATTAAGTAAAACCGAAGATGCCAAGGAAGTATGGATAACAGAAAGGGGAACAAGTTTTGGATATAATACTCTGGTCACTGACTTCACTGGTTTACAGTTTATGCTTGACAATTATAACATTCCCATTGTTTATGACGTTACGCACTCCGTTCAAAAACCCGGAGGTATGGGCACTAGCAGTGGCGGTAATCGTGGGTATGTTCCTGGGTTATGTCGTGCCGCATCCGCTCTAGGAATTACGAATTTCTTTTTAGAAGTTCATAAGGATCCGGATAACGCACCAAGCGATGGACCTAATGCATTACACTTAAAAGACTTTGAAAAAGTTATAGATGATATTTGCCACTACTCATATAGTAGAGGATAATTACTAGTTAAGGATTTAGTAAATGGCAAAGATAGATAAAAGCAAGTACACCAAAGAAGAATTTAAAAAAATAAAAGAACAACGCCGACAAGAAAAAGAACAAAGTCGTCGTTTAAACGAAATTTCTAAATTAGGTCAAGAAATAGAATCCGGTGAAAATCATCACCCTCACAATCCTTTAGTTAAAGGACAAAATTATGTTCTTTGTTTAAAACACGGCGACAAGTATAGTGCAAAATATGTAAACACACTGTACAGCATGGTAAAACGTAATCTTACAATACCGTTTACTATGGTTTGTTTAACTGATAATAGAGATGGTATTGATAAAGACATTCTTTGTTTAAAATTACCTAGTGAACTAACAGGTTGGTGGTGTAAACCTTATATGTATAGTGCAGACTTACCGTTAGCAAAAAACAGTACAATACTCTATATGGATTTAGATGTTGTTATTAGTGGTAACTTAAACAAACTATTTGAATACGAAACAGACAAGTGGTGTGTGATTAGAGATTTTACTAGAGCAATGCAACCTAACTGGAAAAAGTATAATAGTTCTGTTATTAGATTTAAACTAGGTCAACTGCACAATGTATGGACACAGTTTATTCAAGATCCACAAAAAATAATTCGTTCACACTTTGGAGATCAAGATTGGTTATGGACAGCAACTAATACTGCTAATCCTGCAACACACTGGCCAGACGAATGGATTAGAAGTTGGAAGTGGGAAATAAGAAAAGACAGAGCATTACAAAGCGGTCCAAAAGGTAGTAGAAAATTTCATATTGTAGAAGATGTTGTTCCACCTAGTCAGTGTAGCATTTGTGTATTTCATGGAGATCCAAATCCTCACAACTGTGACGATCCTTGGGTAAAAACAAATTGGTGTTAAAATGACAGTTAGTTATAGATTTATATTTGACGTTGATGGTACACTTACACCCAGTCGTGGTTTAATAGATGATGAATTTGCTAGTTTTTTCACAAACTTCTGTGATGAAAACTATGTATATCTAATTACAGGTAGTGACTATCCAAAAACTGTAGAACAACTAGGTAAAACTATTTGTGAAAAAGTAGAATGTGTTTACAACTGTTCAGGTAACGATGTATGGAAAAACGGTAAAAATATCCTTACAAATAATTGGACACTACCTGAAACAGCACATGGCTGGTTAAGTGAAATGTTATCCGAAAGTAAATTCTATAGGAAAACAGGATTACACTTTGAACACAGACCTGGTATGGTAAATTTTAGTATTGTTGGTCGCAATGCTAACTTAGAAGAACGTGCCATGTACAAAGAATGGGATGAACACAAAAACGAACGCAATACAATCGCTAGACAGTTTAATAAATTATTTCCTGATATTGAAGCAAGGCCTGGAGGCGAAACTGGTATAGACATTGCTCCAAAAGGCAGTGATAAAAGCCAAATTGTAAAAGATTTTGATCCTGTAGATGATATACTACAATTTTTTGGAGATAGAATGGATGTTGCTGGTAATGATTATCCATTGAAGAAAGTTATACTTGACAAGGATCTTGGCTTCTGTTATAATATAAAAGACTATAAAGAAACTTGGAAAATATTAAAAGATGAATTCTCAAACCCAGACTAAACGTATAGGCTTTGCATGTAAGTACATGCACCCAGATCAAACGCAGAAGAAAAAATTACTAGAAGAAATACAACGACCACTAAACACACGAAGCACAACTGTCGCTTGGCTCAACAGACAAACACGTGAAGTAGCAGAACAGCGTCTATGGGATATTATGGTACACAATATTCAGTCGTACTATAATCTAATTGAATATGTAGGAAGTTTACCAAATGAATTACGAATGGTCCGGCTTGGAAGTGACGTACTTCCTGTATACACTGAGCCTACTTGGTGCTATTACTGGAAACGTCCTGATGTGGTCCGATATTGTGAAGAGCATTTCGCAAGGGTTGGCGCCCTCGCTAGGTCGCTTGATGTTAGGCTCAGTATGCATCCTGGTCAGTTTACTGTGCTTGCTAGTGACAACCCAGATATAGTAAATAGAAGCATAGAGGAGTTTGAATATCATGTGGATGTCATTCGCTGGATGGGATACGGTACAACATATCAAGACTTTAAATGTAATGTCCACATATCGGGCAGACAAGGTCCAGCCGGTATCATCAACGTCCTTCCAAGACTGTCTCCAGAAGCGAGAAACACAATCACAATCGAAAATGACGAAATGTCGTGGGGTATCGACGCAAGCCTCGAACTTGAAAAACACGTCGCACTCGTTCTTGACATACACCATCACTGGGTCAATAGTGGAGAATACATTTTACCAACCGACGATAGATTTAGTCGCATAGTAGATAGTTGGCGTGGTGTTCGTCCTGTAATTCATTATTCGGTATCACGAGAAGATTGTCTTGTGGATTTCCCCACAAATGTTAAACCTGATATGCCTACGCTATTAGAAGCAGGTTACAAAAAGCAAAAACTAAGAGCACATTCAGACTTCATGTGGAATGATGCTGTTAATGATTGGGCATTGTCTTTCTGGGATTACGCCGACATTATGGTAGAGAGCAAGGCTAAGAACCTAGCCAGTCATAAATTGCATAAATACTATTATGGAGCGAGAAACAATTTACACAAAGGACAGTCCTCTGTTGAAGGAAACAATGAAAGAGCCGTTGAAGTTTATTCCGTTTAATCAAAAACTTTTTACTGAACAACAGGCTTTTAAAAACCGAGACAGATTATGGAATTTGTACAAAAAAGAACAAAATAAATAAAGTTATGAACTTTAGAGAGATATCCGATACACATTGCCCTAGAACGAGAGCCATTGAATGCCAGTGTTCTCGAGTTAAGGCAATTACAGAAGCAAAATCTAGTGTTACAGCATTATGTGAACTAGAACATTCAGATAGTGTTAAGGGAACAATCTTACTAAGACAATTCGAAGCAGGAACAGGCACAGTAATTGTAGGACGTATTACTGGTTTGAAACCTGGCGAACACGGATTTCATATACACGAGTTTGGTGATTTATCAGATGGTTGCGACTCAGCAGGTGCTCACTATAATCCAGATAATGTAAATCATGGAGATTTAGAAAGCGGTCATGTTGGAGATTTAGGAAATGTCGTAGCGGGAACAGACGGCGTAGCCGATTTCACCATAATAGCAAAACGTGTTGACCTAATTGGTGAACGCAGTGTTATTGGTCGTGCTATTGTTATCCATTCTGATGTTGATGATCTCGGTAAAGGCGGAGATGACGAATCTTTGAAAACCGGAAACGCAGGTGAAAGACTCGCTTGCGGGGTAATTATATTAACAGACAAATAGGAGAAAACTAATGTTTGAATGGCTTAAGAACCTATTCTTTCCATCAGTTCCAGAAAAAGCGGAACCGGAAAAGAAATCTGTCGCTAAGAAAAAGCCGGCGGCTAAAAAACCTACTACTAAAAAAGCACCTAGCACAGGCGCTAAACGTGGTAGACCAAAAACCAAAAAGGAGTAAACTATGTTAAGTAAGTTTAAATCTTGGGTAAGTGATCGTTTTACTGAAAGAACTTCATGGGATGGCGCGATGCTAATCCTATTAGGTGTATTAGTATTGATTGCTAAACCTATCGCAGGACTATTAGCATATGTAGCAATCGCATATGGTATTTGGACTATTTGGAAGTCTGAATAATTAATGGATTTACAAGATGCCTTTCATAAAACACTAGACAAGGTACAAAATGATTCTCAGTTATGGGAAGAAATAAAACCTGCTGTTATAGACTGTTTGAGAGGCATCTTTGATCCTGAAATTTCAATAAACATATATGATCTAGGACTCATATATGATATTAAAGTTACCGCTGATGGTAAACTTTATCTATTAATGACATTTACTAGTGCTTGGTGTCCATTTGCCGACGAACTATTAAATCAAGTTAAAACACTCACACTAGATTCGCATAGTAAAATAAACACCGTTGAAGTTGTTACTACAATGCTACCGCAATGGGGCAAAGACATGGTAGCAGAAGAATACCAGTTAGCACTTCCTTTTTAAATTTTACTAATATCTATTTCGCTTCCAGCGGGCATATTCCATACAAGACGCTTTTGTACACCTTTCTTTTGTGCAAATCTTTTAGGATCACACTTTTCGCACACATGAAAGTAATTGTCTGATAAACGTTTAGGGTCAACCTTGCCTTTTTCACGTTTAAACTCTATTTCGCACTCATCACAAATAAACACAGCAATCTGTTTCATACGTTTGTAGGGGTGTACAGCACCCTTTTTGCTTTTACGATAATAGTGTGTAATTTTGTTTTCAATTCTTACAAACATAAGCGTATTTACATTCGGATTATAAAATAATAACATAAATATTGTCATGAGCATTGTAAACGTTACAGATTCAGCAAAAGAACACATGGAAAGCGTACTTGCTAAAGAAGGCAAGAAGTACGTTAAATTAAGCGTTAAGGGCGGCGGATGTGCTGGTTTTACGTATGAGTGGAAAGCAGTTGATGAAGTAGCAGACGATGATGAAGTATTTGAGTTAAACAATGGTAATTTTGCCATTGATGGAGCAGGTTTATTGTATGTAGCAGGCACGACAATAGACTTTAAGAAAGAAGTTTTTGGATCTTATATGAACATAAGCAACCCCAATGCTACATCAAGTTGCGGATGTGGAGAAAGTTTCGGAGTTTAAAATATGGCACGTCAAGAAGTTAATATCGGTACTACGGGTAATGACGCTACTGGTGATAGTATCAGAACAGGTTTTAATAAAGTCAATCAAAACTTTGTTGAGATTTATGCGGCACTAGGATTAGGTGGTGGATTAAACTTCCAAAACCTAGATAATACCCCGGCAACACTTACTAGTAATAAAATTATTGCGACAAACGCAAACGGTGATGCTATTGTTGAAAAAACACTCGAAGGTGATGGATTAACAATTGACAATGCGGCTGATCCTACTAAAATTATTATTAGAAATACAGGTACAGAAGTTGTACGTGATACAACACCAGAACTTGGTGGAAATCTAGATGCACAAAACTTCTTAATTGAAAATCTTGGTACTCCGACCAAAACACAAGATGCTGTAACAAAACAATATGCTGATGATAAATTCATCGATGCCGCAGGTGATACAGCAACAGGACAAATTTTATTACAAGATGGTAGTGGAAATCCAAGAACCCCAAGCCTAAATGACGAAGCGGCAAACAAACAATACGTAGACAGCAAGGTTGCACTTGCCGGTGATTCAATGACCGGTCCGTTATTGTTGTCAGGAACACCGCAGTTTGGTGACAACGGATTAACTGCCGCGACAAAAAATTATGTAGACAAAAATAGTTTTGTAAGTACAAATAACATCTTCGTAAGTAAATCTGGTAGAACAGAAGCACAGATGAAAGCAAGAGGTGTTGACCAATCACAAATAGGACGTTCACAAGCATACGCATTTGATACTGTTAGAGAAGCGTGTTTCTATGCAGAACGTATCATGAAAGGTGATATTGAACTTAAAAAACAAGGACTTTACACAGGAGATGTTTTCTGGAAAGTTCCAGGCAAAAAGCCGGGTGAATATACAATTAACCTTGCGGCGGATGGTACAGAAGATTTAACAAACGTTCTTGCAAATAAACTTTTAGTTGATAACAGAAGATTTGTTCAAGAAGAAACTCTTGCATTTATTGAAGCAGAAATTAATGACGGTGATAATTCCGATGATTTTGCAAGCACATTTACTTTTGATAGAGATTATTGTTACAGAGATATTGGTTTAATTATTGATGCTGTTAGTTTTGATTTAACCTACGTAGGAAATTCAAAAACAGTAGATGCGGCATTAAGTTATTGGAACGGTGCTACATCAAAGGTTGCAGGACAACAAAGTGAAACTGTTGCGGCAATTAATTTTGCAAGAGACCTTATTGTTAATAACGTATTAACAAATACACCGTATGTTGCTCCTAGTAATTTGCAAAATCCAAATGCTTATACATTGATAACAAATAACCTAGATTTTATTGCTGACGAAGTAATTGCATATATTAATGATGCCATTGCAACCGGAACAGGAATATATTCAGGATTTACTTATGATTCTGTAAAATGTAGAAGAGACACAAAACTTATTTTAGAAGGAGTTGCTTTTGATTTAAGATATGGTGGTAACACTAAATCAAGAACTAATTCACAAAGTTACTGGGATGGTGCTACAAGCCAAGTTGCTGGACAACAAGCACAGACAATTGATTCTTTACAATATGCAAGAGATCTTGTTAACAGTTATATTTTAACAAACACACCTTTTACAGCAAAACAAACATCAACAACACAATTTACAAATAGCAACAACGGTGAAGCGGCCGCTATTACAAAAGTAACCACTTTGATGAACAGCATTACATCTGTAATTAATACAGGACTAAGTGCGGTTCCAGCACTACAAGGTACATTTAGTAACCAAAGCGGATATAATCAATTTATTGATACAAGTGTTATTGCAGAAACTGGAGCATCAACAACAATTACGTCATTGATGAATATTATTACAAATGTAATAACAAACGGTACAGGTGTTGCTCCTGCTAAAACAGGCGGAGAAGGAAGAGAAACAAATATTCCATTACCTGAAGTAACAATTTTTGTTGAATCAGGTGTGTATGAAGAATACTTCCCTATTGTTATTCCTGAAAACGTTTCATTAAAAGGTGATGAATTTAGACGTACAACAATTCAACCATTAATAGGTGTTAGACCTCCTCAAAGATCTTTGGATATGATTTTTGAAAGAGGCGATTTATTACGATATAATGGAACATCACTACCAAAAGAATCAAGATATAGAAATCACTATGATAGCCAATATTCAAGAGCGGATACTTTTAGCGGGTCAGTAAACCAAGCAGGTAATACACAGATTACATTAAAAGATTGTGCGTACCCTCCAGTCAACGGCGTATACTTTATAAACAACGGTGTAACATATTACGTTAAAGATTGGGCGAGCGATCCAGACAGTGTTGGAGATAGCACAAGATGGAGAGGTAATCTTTACAGTGATATTAACACAACAACAGGCACAACACTAGCAAACACAATTAACAATAATACTGTTATCGAACTTAAGAAACTAAACCAACACATGGACTGTTTCTTAATGAACAATGCAACTATTTTGCGTAATCTATCAGTTCGTAGACATCAAGGGTATGTAAACGTATTAGATCCTGAAGGACAAATTTTAACCAAATCACCTTATGTTCAAACTTGTTCATCATTCTCTGCACAAGGCGGTGGTGGTCAATATGTTGACGGTAATGCTGGTGTTCAGTATGGTACTGTGGTTGACAATCCTGCTTCAGGTAGCACAATTACACTACAAGGATTAACAAGACGTATTCAATTACCAACCACATTCCTTTATCAAGATTCAAGAAACTTTGTTTCAGGTGTAAGCGATTTTGAAAAATTTACACACAGGGTCATTGGTGCAACTGCACCTGTTGATGATGGATTAGGTACTGGAACATTTAAGCAAACACTTACTCTTTCTTCGGATACACTAATACAATCAAGAACAAGATCAAACTCTACAGGTAACATTCCACAAGGTACAGAAATAAGAGTTGAAACTGCTGGTAATAAGTCGATGACTGCCAACGACTACACACAGATTAACAGTGATGGTTATGGATTGGTTGCAACAAACGCAGGATTGATTGAAGCGGTGTCAGTGTTTACATATTATTGTGATACTGCATACTGGGCACGTAATGGTGGACAAATTAGATCATTAAACGGTTCTAATGGTTATGGTCGTATCGGTATTAAAGCAGAAGGTTCAGATCCAAACGAAAACCTACAAAGTGGTTTAACATTCTTTAGACAGGTTAATGCTCAAGCAACAGGTTCTCCTGATGTTGATTTTACACAAACAGTAAAAGCACATACGATTGGTGCAAATGATAACAAAACAGGAAACACTGCATTAATAATTAAAGACTTTGATTATCTACCTTTTGAAGATTCAAGAATTACACTAACACAGTTTTCATCTAATAATGACACAACAGAATATGTTGTTAGTGAAGTTATTGCTCCAAGGTTGATTATTTCTGCAATAACAATTGGTTCTCCATGTAAGGTTACAACAAGCACACAACACTATTTTAGACACGGATCTGTTGTTGAACTAACAGGCCTAAATGGAAATGGTTTTACAACAATCGATGGTGCTTATTACATAGATGTCAACAGTGGTAATGGTACAACAGAATTTTTCTTATACACAGATTCGAGTTTAACAACAGGATTTGATAGCAGTACTGTACAAGATGGTGCATACAGCAGTGGTGGTGAAGCATTATATGGTGGACGAGCAACATTAAACTTAGGTAGTTCATTAAACTTAGGTGTTGCTACACAAATTCCAAATGATGGAGTTATTACTCTTACTGTTGGTAAAAAAGTTTTGGTTAGAAATGTACTAGATGCTCCAAGAGTTCTTCCAAGTAGTGCATTGCAGTTTGCTGGTGTAGGTATTGATGATCAGGTATTTAGAATTCTAAACGTAGAACGTTTTGATGTTCAAGAACCTGGCGGAACAATATCTAATGTACAAGAACACCTACTAGATTTACGTATTCCACCTAACCTAACAGCAGGTACAACAAGTATTATTACAACAAGAATCTCAACCATGAGAGCAACAGGACACGATTTCCTAAATATTGGTTGGGGTAACTATGCAGATTCAAATTATCCAAACAATGTGTTTGGTGCTCCTACTGGTAAACCAGACTTTAGTACTGATCAAGCCAACGAAGCAGTTGAAGTTGGTGCAGGTAGAGTTTTCTATGCAAGTACCGACCAAGACGGTAACTTCAGGGTTGGTTCTTTCTTCCGTGTTAACCAAGGTGATGGTTCGGTAGAACTTAATGCTAACATTGGTTTAACAAACGTTGACAGTTTAAAATTTACAAAAGGTACATCAATTGATGAATTCTCAACTGATAGAAAAATGCAGGGTCTATCAGACGATGCTGTACCTACCGAAGGAACTATTGCTGAATACATTAACAGTTCAATAATTGGTCAGCACGAAGATGGTAGTGATTTCCCTGAGCCAACAACAACAGGTTCACAAACAGGTGGAACATTTGGTTTATTAAACAGAGCAGGTTACAACGGAACTAATCTTGCTTGGAATAGAATGAACGGTGAACTTAATATGAACACCAATAAGATTACCAACATTCTTCAAGGAACTAATAATACAGATGCAATTAATAAATTATACGCTGACAATGTATTCCGTGGTTCAACAACAGACTCTGTTAGAACAGATGTAACAGCATTTACAATGTTAAATGATAGTACACTTGATAGTGGTACTATTGACATGAACGGTAACAGAATTAAATCATTACGTGATCCTGTTGACGGTAGTGACGCAGTTACAAAACAATATGTCGATTCACAAAACAGTATCGGCGGTTTAGAAGGTACAACTATCACAGGAAATCCTTTAAACACAGATATACTAATGTTTACAGGAACTAACACCACAGACGGTTTAGGTAATCCTATTGTTGGAATGGTTAATGTTGGTTTAGACACAACAACAAATTCAAACAGTGCTTCAAGATTGTTTGGTGAACCAAGCGGAACAGGTTCTGATGTAAGATTTACAAGAGCAGGTAATGCAATTCAAATTGGATTAGCAACAGGATCCGTAAAAAATGCTGATGTTAGTCAGGAAGCGGCTATTGCACAATCCAAACTATCACTTAATCTTGCTACATCAAGAACAACAGCAAATGGCGGTGGTAGAACAATAAGCACACTTATATTAAACAATCCTATCAGGGTGCAAACTTCTACAAATCATGATTTGGTTCCCGGAGATAGAATTACAATCAATGATGTTAATGGTACAACAGAATTGAATGGAAATCAATATTATGTTCAGGTTATAAATGCAACAAATATTGATTTATACACTGATTCAGCATTAACTGCAACAGTAAATGGTGGTAGTGGATTCAGTGCTTATGTTTCAGGCGGTACGGTAACCAACTCTAGATTGTTACAGGAAGCAAGTGGTTTAGCAAGTTTTGACGCTGACGAGTTTACACTAGATAATGGTTGGGTTACTCACAGAACATCAACAAGCATAACAACAGGCTTACCGCTAACAAAACTACAGCAACAGGCGGCATCTAGTATATTAGGTGTACCTGCAGGTGCTGGCTCGGCGGCAGTTGTACAGCCATTGATTCCATCTGCTGTTAGAACAATTCTTAATATTGAAAACGGTGCTGATGTAACAGATTACGATAATGTTAAAACTGCTGGTGCTATTATGAAAGATGGCACTGTGTCAATGAATGATAGCACAACTCTTAAAGTTTATGACCTAGAACCAAAAACAGACAATCAAAGAGATTTAGGTAGTAGCACAAAATATTGGAATGACATTTACGGTACAACTTTAAATGCAGAAATTATTAAAAAGAAAGCAAGCGGTACTAATTTAACAATTCAAAATAATGCAGGTACTACTGCTTTAACAATCGACGAAACAGTAGCAAACTCTACCTTTGCAGGTAGTTCTGCAAAATTAACAACAGCAAGATCGATCACACTAAGTGGTGCTGTAACATCAACTGCTGTTAACTTCGACGGTAGTGCTAATATAACAATTTCAACAAGTGTTAATCACAATCACGATGCTGATTATGTAAATGTTGGCGGTGACACAATGACTGGTACTTTAATCAGTCGTGCTATTAGACCTGACGGTAATAACACATATGACTTAGGTACTAGTGGAAACAAATATGCTAATGTTTGGGCAACAACTTTCCAAGGTGTTGCTACAAGTGCAAGATTTGCTGACTTGGCTGAGAACTATTTAGGTGACAATACCTATGAGCCTGGTACAGTAATTGTGTTCGGCGGACAAAACGAAGTTACCGTTGCACAAGAATTTATGACAACAAAAATTGCTGGTGTAGTTTCGACAAATCCAGCACACTTAATGAATGCAGAACTTTCAGGAGACTTTGTTGTTACTGTAGCATTGCAGGGAAGAGTTCCTTGTAAGGTTCAAGGAAAAATTAATAAAGGTGATATGCTTGTTGCTAGTGATGTTCCAGGGGTTGCTATTGCCAGTGATAATCCAAAATTAGGAAGTGTTATTGGTAAGGCATTAGAAGATTACGATTCAACAGAAGTGGGAACCATCGAAGTTGTGGTGGGTAGACTGTAAATAAAGGTGTAGGGAAACTATTATGGCAATACAAACAATTAACATAGGTACTAATCCAAATGATGGTACAGGTGACGATCTAAGAACGGCATTTGATAAAGTTAATGATAACTTTGCCGAATTGCTCGCTGTAGGTGGTGAAACAAACACCGCTTCTAATTTAGGTATAGGTGAAGGTGTATTCAAACAGAAAACTGCACAGAATTTAGAATTCAAAACCCTACGTAACACCGATGGTAAAATAACAATTACATCAGATGCAAATAGTGTCTATCTAAACACAAGTAATTTGGCTGATAACGACTTTGGTTCTATACAAGTAGATAATGGTGATATAATTACAGCAACAAGTTCTAGTGCAACATTCGGTATTAAAAGCGGAAACACAAATATTGACGTAACCAAAAGCGGGAATGATGTAGTAATTACAGGTGTGTTTGATGTCGTTAACGATACATCACCTCAACTTGCAGGTAACTTAGAACTTCTTAATAATAATATTATAGGTCCAGGTGATTTAATTGCCATTGACAGTATCAGCACAACAGCATTAGACACTGATACACTGTTGGTTAATACAACGTCGACTTTTACGGGAAATGCACAATTTAATGGAGTTCTTACTGCCGCTAACGGAATAATTGTTCCTGGTGGACAAACACTACAAGGAACTGTGAATGGAAACTTCCAGGGTTCTTTTAGTGGTGCGGTAAATTTAAATCAACAAACACTTAGTGGTGGAGCAAGAATAGAAATTGATGCGTCACTAACAAATCAATCTACACCAAATGTTGTTGGATCACCTGCAGGCTTATCATATAGAGATT